CAACAAGCAGGCCGTGAAGGTGCTAGCAAAGAAAAGATGGCTAAGATTCGTGCCCAACATGACAAGATGGATGAACAGCAAGGTGTGGCGGAAGGCTCATTGAACGAAAAAGCAGTTAGCAAAGCACAACAAAAATTCATGGGGATGGTACATGCTGCACAAAAAGGTAAAAAAGCAGCTAGTCCAGAAGTTGCAAAAGTGGCAAAAGGTATGAGCAAAAAAGCAGCAAAAGATTATGCTAGTACGAAGCACAAAGGATTACCCGACAAAGTAAAAGAAGATATGATGAAGGATCCTAGTGAGCGACCCGAAAATCGCGGTGAATATGATCAAGAAGGCGAAATGGCCCGTAGTCAACTAAGAACTATTCAAGACGCTGCAATCGAATTAAAAAGCATTTTAGATGCTGATGATAATTTACCTGAATGGGTTCAAAGTAAAATTACAAAAGCTATGGATTATTTAGATACTGCAAGAGATTATATGCAAAGTAACCCTCCTGCAAACAAAGCTTTTTTAGAATATAAAAAAGTACGAGAGTCATTTGATAAGCATCGAACAATAAATTATCTAATAAAAGAAGTATTTAACGAACAAAACAATTTGAATTTAGATGAAAATGATCTTAAAGAATATTTAGGTAACAATAAATTTATTGAATTACAAAACCTAATCATTGATGGAAAAGAAATATCACAGGATTTAAATGATATGCTATTAAGCTATTATTCTGAAAAAGGCGAAATCCCTCCTGAAATTGAATCAGATTCGGTCAAAGTCACTGATTGGTTAACAGATAAACTACAGGATGTTTTTGTTAATAATACAGGATCAGATGAAATACGTGAAAATAAAGTTGTAAAAGGTCGAGCATATGGTGGAGCTGCACAAGCCGACGATCAGGATGACGATGATGAAGATGGAAAAACTAAACCAGCAGCCTCAGCAGAAAAAAGAGGTCGCGGAAGACCACGTAAAAACACAAATCCAGTAGGCGATAGTGGCAAAGCAAAATATGGTGGAGCAACAGATCTACAACGATATATTGTTGGTAATGTTCCTAAGTCTGCAACTTTATCTAAATTACCTTCAACAAAACATAAAATGAAGGGTTAATTTTTTGAATAATGACATTTTAAACATATTAAAAAAGTTAAATGTCGATGAAGCTACAACCGCTTCTACCGGTATGCAGCAGAGATCAAGAGCTGCTGCTGCTAAAGGACAGGACAGAGAACTTGTAAATAGATTTGCTCAAAGTCAAGACCTAAGTCAAGGTGATGCTCTAAAAGCGTTGTCGGGATTAAAATCCTCGGATGTGCCTTCTAGTCAAACTAATCAAATTCCTAGTCAGGTGATAGATGCGGCTACAAGATTAGGCAATAAAAGTTTTGATTATAAATCTTTTAGTAAAAAAGATTTGTTATCTAAAGATCAACAAAGGGAATTATCTAATGTCATCGCTGGATTACCTCCTGTTATATCTAGATCTGCATCCGCTATACAAAAAGGCATTTCTGGGGTAAAAACTCCAAGTTCGCCTGCAATTACTGCATTGCGAGACAGGCCATTAACTCCTAAATTACCTGCTGCCAGCGGTCCAGCGAGCAGTCCTGAAATTGCTAAAGCAACAGAAAAAGCTCCTCGAGGTGTTGCAACTGCAGGAGACGATGCTGCTGCTATTGCAAGGATTCAGGCAAGAGGATCTCCAACTGACGTAGAAAATCGTGCGTTCGCTCAAGCATTGCAAAAGTTAGAAAAAGAAAGAACAGCAGATACTGCAAGAGAGTTGGCAAAGTTTTCAAGACAAGCAGAAAAACCATTAAGCGCAGATGATCTGGCAAGACTTTCTAAAATAGATGCAAAATCTGCAGAAAATGTTGCTGCTGTGCGTAAAAAAGAAGCTGAACAAGCAAGACAAGAATTAAGTAAACCTTCAACATTATCTCCCCCAGCGAAAGACCTAGATATACCAGCAGATGTGCCAATAGCTACAACAAAACAGGAACCATGGTTAGGTACGTTAGATAATAAACCTAGTAAATCGGATGAATTAGCAGATATACTACCAACTGGTGCATCTTCAAACATTGAAGCTAAACCAGATAGTACAAGAAAAGCTATTGCCAAACAAATGGGTGCATTAGCTACAGCAGGAGCCGCCTACGCTGCAGGTAAACCAACATCAACATCGGCTTCAAGTTCTTCTGCCGGTTTGCCTACTGCAACTGGTGCAGTTAGTACCGAGCCTAGTCCTGAAAAAGCAACAACAGGTTTCGGAAGTACAAAAGTTACTGGCCCAGTGAAACTGGAACCTGCTGCTGCACCTGCTGCTGCACCTGCCGCTACGCCTACTGCTGCACCTACTGCTGCACCTGCTGCTGCACCTGCTGCTGCACCTGCCGCTACGCCTACTGCTGCATCTGCTGCTTCACCTACTGCTGCACCTGCTGCTGCACCTGCTGCTGCTATAAAACCCAGTAAATCCACTTCAATTCCTGCAACTGCTGTAAAAACGCCGACTCAGGGCACAGTCTCATCAGATGATGCCTCGGCAATTTTAAAAGGTATTAGTACTACACAGCATCCTAGAATAGATGATACTACGAGATTAAAAGCAATGCAATTTTTAACACCAGGTGGTGTTGGGGCACCTAAAGACGCACCTGGAATAAATATAAATGCATGGCCTGAACAGTTAGCAAAAAAATATCAGTCAGGTGAAACTGGGAATGTAGTAAAAGAAAATTTAATAACAGGTACTAGTATGAAAAATAAAGAATTACAAGAATTTGCAAAGTTAGCTGGATTATCTATACTAAATGAACAAATGCAAACAACAGCACCTGTTCAATCAACTGTAACCAATCAGCCTAAACCTGCATTAAATATTGGCGCAAGACAACCCACACAAGCAGACTTAGATAAATTACGTTCTATGGGTGTAATGGATCAAGTGATGAAATCTACAGATCCAAATGCACTAAACAAAGCATTAGGATACACTGGTCCTGTAAGTCCTAAACCCATTAGAGCACCACAGGATGTTGCACCTGTAGATTCTACCATGCCCACTGTTAAAGAAGAAGAAGCAGATTTAGAAGAAATGATGAGATTAGCTGGTTTAGAAGAAAAATTACATGGTGATCAACATAAACTTGATGTTGACAACGACGGTGAAATCGAATCAAGTGACCTTGCAAAGTTACGTACTGATAAAGTAGATGAAGCAGATATGGAAGAAGGTAATGCATTTGGACATGCTATCCGTATGGCAAAAAAGGACGGGATACAACCTGGCGAAAAAGTTACCGTAGGCGGTGAAACTTATCCAGTAAAAGAAGATGTTAAGTTGGAAGAATGCGATGATATGGGCCCAATGGCAAATGGAATGCATGAGCCTCAAAAGAGTCATATGAGTATCACTACTAATATGAGCAGTGAAGGCAATAAAAATGTGACTGTTTCGGCAGAAGGTGAAGCTGCTCTTGAATTAATGCAATTATTATCTTTAGCTGGAATGCAAGCTGATCAGCAAACTAGCACAGTTTATATGGAAGAAAAAGATTCTAGATATCATGCTAGTACAACACCTAACGAGGAAGTATTACCTTTAGAAGCACAACTTAAGGGCGGTACCGGTGAAGTTGCAGGTAAAGAGAAAAAAATGACTCCTGATGGATATAAACATGGAGATAATCCTTTATCGATGAAAAAAAATGTCGAAGAGGCAAAAGTAGAAAGTAGAACTTTAAGCTTTCTTAAAGAATATGAAGCAATTGTAAAAAAAAAACTAAATGAAACCATTGAACAAGATCCACAAGTAAATGATAAGTTTGGATTTGAATTAGGCGATGTATTAATAGAAACTGTAATCCATTCACTGAGCGATGATGGTATAATTGTTGAAGCAGATGAATGGACCATCAATCATCTTACAAAACTAGGGTTATTAGCTGAAGAATTAGATGAAGCCAAATATCAAGGCAGAGAAGTTCCTTTAGGCAAACCCATGCAAGGTGATGTTAAAAAATCTAAAGTTTATGTTCGTGGACCAAAAGGAAATGTGGTAAAAGTCAATTTTGGTGATCCCAATATGAAGATTAAAAAATCAAATCCTAAGCGACGTAAATCATTTAGAGCAAGACACAATTGTGATAATCCGGGACCCCGTTGGAAAGCCAGATACTGGTCTTGCAGAGCCTGGTGATAAAATGAGAATTAAAGACATAGTTCAAGAGTCGGCAGAGACAGATATTAAACCCAGACTTCAACAGGCAACTGTTGGTCTTAATAAATTTAGAGATAATAAATTTGCTGATAGAATCTATGAACTTAATCGCGTGATGATGGCGGCCGCCATGGCAGATGGAATTACTCCAATTCAGATAGACACAGAAAGTTGGGCCGGCAGAAATAATATTGCTGCACCATATACTGAACAAGAACAAAAAATGTTAGTACAGGCATTTAATGCAGTCGGTAGTCATTACACAGATCTTAATCATGGGGATCTAACAAGCAGTGAATTAAAAAGTACTAATACTGTCAGTCCTGTTGCTAAACCTAGCCCAAATAGATACGGTATTTAAATAGGATCGATACCTAAATACTTGTACCATCCATGATGTCTTACCTTTATTCGAGTTTTTTTCCATTTACTGATTAAAGCATGATGATCTGGTTTAAATGGTACACGATAGGGTTTAATTAGTTTTGCGGCTTTTTTTGAATTACAGTTTTTGCAAGAAGTAACACAATTTTCCCAATTTGTTTTACCGCCTAGTTTTCTTGGTATAACATGATCAATGGTAAGTTGACTGTAATTAAATGTATCTGAACAGTATTGACATTGAAACATATCTCTGAGATAAAGGTTATTTCTACTGAATCTAACTGATTTTTTATAATAAAAATAATCTTTAGTTACAGCTACACTAGGCACATTAATGGTTAATTTTTCACTGCGTATTTGCCAATCTTCATATTCTTCTATTACGTTTATACGTTCTAAGAACATTAGTTTTATGGCATGTTGCCATCCTATAACACTTAAAGGTAAAACACTGATTGGATTAAAGTCTTGATTTAAAATTAAACAATCGCTCATTTTTTGCTCTTATTTTTATTGATAAATATCTATTATATGTACTTATTAAGTAAAAAGCAACTATCTAGGTAATAAAATTGGATTCAGTCTTAATTAAAAAACCCAACACAACTGAAACCTATACCGAGTTTCAAATCAATGAATTTTTACGATGTGCAGATCCCGTCGATGGTGCACAATATTTTTTAGAAAACTACTTTTATATTCAGCATCCCGTAAAAGGCAGATTGCTATACCAGCCTTTTGATTATCAAAAAAGGCTAGTGAATACTTACCATAATTACAGATTTTCCATAAGTTTAATGCCCAGACAAACAGGAAAATCTACAACTGCTGCAGGTTATCTTCTTTGGTATGCAATGTTTGTTCCAGACAGTACAATTCTTGTTGCTGCACACAAATATTTAGGCAGTCAGGAAATTATGCAGAGAATACGATATGGATATGAAAGTGTTCCTGACTTTATACGTGCAGGGGTAACAAATTATAATAAAGGCAGTATAGATTTTGATAATGGATCAAGAATAGTTAGTACTACTACAACAGAAAATACTGGTCGTGGTATGAGTATTTCTTTATTATATCTAGATGAATTTGCCTTCGTTAGACCCAGTATTGCTAAAGAATTTTGGACATCTATTAGCCCAACACTTGCTACAGGCGGAAAATGTATAATAACATCGACACCTAATAGTGACGAAGATCAATTTGCACAAATTTGGAATCAGGCAAACAAAAATGTTGATGATTTTGGCAACGAAACCGAATTGGGTATTAATGGTTTTAAGCCTTTCCGAAGTTATTGGAATGAACATCCTGATAGAGACGAAGTATGGGCTGCGCAACAACGTGCACAGTTGGGCGATGAACGTTTTGACAGAGAAATGAATTGCAAATTTATTATATTTGATGAAACTTTAATTAATGCTACAACCTTAGCAGAACTAGCAGGAATAGATCCTTTATATAAGGAAGGACAAGTTAGATGGTATAGTAAACCGCAAAGTAATAAGACATACATTATAGCGTTAGACCCCAGTTTAGGCACAGGAGGTGACTACTCGGCCATAGAAGTTCTAGAATTACCAACATTCAGACAAATAGCCGAATGGCAACATAACAAAACTCCTATACAACAACAAATTAAAGTAGTGGCAGATATCTGTAATAGTTTATACGAATATACAAATGATTTAAATAATATCTATTATAGTGTAGAAAATAATACTATAGGTGAGGCTGCTTTGATAGCTATAAAAGAATATGGGGAAGAAAAAATTAAGGGTATATTTTTAAGTGAACCTAAACGTGTTGGACATGTGCGATCCTTTAGAAAAGGTTTTAATACAACACATAAAAGTAAAATTGCTGCTTGTGCAAAATTAAAAAATCTCATTGAAACAAAAAAATTACATTTAGCCAGTAAACCACTAATAAGTCAATTTAAAACTTTTATAGCTTCGGGCGGAAGTTTTGCAGCTAAAACTGGTGAACATGACGATTTAGTAATGAGTTTATTACTAATAATTCGTATGGCAATGGTCATAAGAGAATACGATGCCAGTCTGGATGACCGATTCGAGACTGCGGATGATGAACTATTATTACCTATGCCATTTATTATGGCATAACATAAATACATTATTATGCAAGCAATAGAAGATTTTGCCAAACACGTCTACAATAGAATTGTAAATATATACCAACATGGTTTTGAGATGCGGGATGAAAAAAATAATATAACCACAGATCCCTCAAAAGCAAGAAAATTTGAATTTCCATTTATTAAGGGAAATGATTATACTGCTGTAAGTGTAAATATTACCGACGGTAGTGAAAATACATCAGATAGAAAACAATTACAAATTTTATACTATGAAAATATAGACAAGTATATGACACCCGAACAAACACAACAATGGTTTGATTGGAAAAAAGGAATGAAAAAACTTGCTATCAGCAATGTGTATAATTTTAAAGATCAAAATATAAGTATACCCCCATTTACCAAAAATACTGATGGAGAGCCTGTCACAGAAAGTCTGTCGGGAACTAGTAGAAGCAGTTATCAAATTATTGGACCTGTACGTATTATTGCTAGGCACAATAAAAAAATTAATCCAGAGCAAAAAGGAGCACGAGCAAGAAATATTGCTGAGTTATTTGTTCAAACTCAAGAAGGTGAAAGATTTAAATTACCAGAAGGTACCTCCTTAAACGGAGCAAGAGCTTATGCTCGTCATATAAAAAATGGTGGATCTAGAGATGATGATTTCGGACAACATATAACTAAAATTGTGTCAGAAATGAATGACCTTAAATTCTTTGTTCGTAATATGCGTGGGAGAATTTTCGAAGATGAAAAAACAAATGAAATGGTACAGGCAGCAATCGATCATTACGGCGATTTACATAGAACATTATTTTTATTGAGAGGCCAACGCGGTTACGAAAAATATAAAGAATTATGGCAACCCGAAGAACTGTCAGAAGATAACTATGACTTAAATGAATTAAAAGAGCGATTTGTAAGAAAAGTATTTGATGATAGATTGACTGCAGCATTACCTATTGTAGATAAAGCATTTAAGAAATTTAAAAATCGTGAATTAGATGAATTTGAAAATTGGGCTAAGGACATAGGCGAAACAGTAACCGAGCAGGATACTAACCCTATAGAAAAACAAAATTTAGAAATGCGCGATGCAGGATTAGATATTGAAGAATCCGAATCGGTTTTTGATGATGAGACTCTTGATGCAACCATTGAAGCATTATTAAATGACAATCAATTTAATTGGAATTTTCATGATGGTAGTATATGGTTTGACAGTAAAGAAGAATTGGAACGAGCAAAAGATGTTTTTGCTGCATATGATCCAAAGATGCAAGTACCAGATTTAGGTGTTGAAAATTATAATTTTGGTACCTATGGGGCCAGTACACATGAACGCGAAATAGTAGATCATCGTCCAATGGAAGAATCGGTTTCTACATTCAGATGGCTTGCAGGTCTTACCAAATAATTTGATTCTATTAGATAATCTAGTTATAATTTAACTGTGCTAGCAGTTTGTCTTCTATTTTATAATTTACCCATTGACAGACTAAATACATTTGTTATATATTTGCAAGGTGTAGATATATATCTAGGCACACACTAAGACCATCTTAAGGAGAAAATTATGGCAACTAGTTTACAAGAAATCAGGGCACGTCTTCAGGCACAAGCAGATCGATCGGGCGGTAATGCCCAAGTAGCGGATAGTGCAATTTATCCGCACTGGAATATTCCAGAAAACACACAATCAAGAGTAAGATTCTTACCAGACGCAAATACCAAAAATACATTCTTTTGGGTAGAGCGAGCAATGATTAAATTGCCTTTCGCAGGTATCGAAGGGCAGGCAGATAGTAAACCAGCAATCGTACAAGTTCCCTGCGTAGAGATGTGGGGCGATAGTTGTCCAATTTTGGCAGAAGTGCGTACATGGTTTAAGGATCCTAATCTAGAAGAGATGGGACGAAAATATTGGAAAAAACGAAGTTATTTGTTTCAAGGATTTGTACGCGAAAATCCATTAGCAGATGATAAAACTCCAGAAAATCCTATTCGAAGATTTATTATTAGTTCACAAATTTTTAATCTAATTAAAAATGCACTTATGGACACTGAACTAGAAAATCTTCCAACTGACTATGATGCGGGATTAGATTTTAACATCAAAAAAATTAGTAAAGCTGGTTATGCAGACTATAATACCAGTACCTGGGCACGAAAAGAATCCAGTTTAACACAAGTCGAACGTGATGCTATCGAGCGATTTGGACTTTTTAATCTAGCAGATTTTCTTCCAAAGAAACCCGATGCCAATGAATTGGCTATCATGAAAGAAATGTTTGAGGCCAGTGTAAATGGCGAACCCTATCAGAATAAATGGGCCAGTTACTTCAAACCCGCCGGGTTTACAAATACAGCATCCAATATTACCACAGCAAAAACTACTGCCAGCGATGAAGTAGAAGAAGAATCTGTAGTAGTAACTAAACAAGTAGTAAATAAAACACCGGTTCGTAGTCAACCAGTAGAAGTGGATGATGATGAACCACCATTTGAAACTGCTCCTGTAACTGCACCTGCTAAATCTAGCAGTCAACGTGCAGAAGAAATTTTGGCAATGATTCGCAATCGCCAAAAGTAATTACGGTATGAACAAAGGACTGAGTCCTTTGTTCATTTCGAACATAAACAGGAAAAATTATGGGTAAAACTACAAAAATAAATGAGAACTTTTCTTTAAGTTATAGTAGTCGTGAGGATAGTTCGGGTGACACTGTTATGGATTGTACAGTTAGTTTTGATAATCCCAAGGACGACAGCACTATTATTCATCGACTAAATACCTGGTTAAAAGCAATTGGTCGGACAGACATTGAAGTAATTCCATTATCATTACCGAAAGGATCATAATATGGTAAAACCTTTTGATATTAGTAAATTCAGAAAAAGTATTACAAAAAGTATCGATGGCATTAGTGTAGGATTCAGAGATCCTGATACTTGGATTAGTACAGGCAATTTTACCTTAAATTATCTTCTAAGTGGAGATTTTAATCGAGGTATTCCTTTAGGTAAAGTAACCGTATTTGCAGGTGAAAGCGGGGCAGGCAAATCCTTTATCTGTTCCGGTAATCTAGTACGTCATGCGCAACAACAGGGCATCTATGTTGTTCTTATCGATAGTGAAAATGCATTAGATGAAAGTTGGCTACGTGCATTGGGTGTTGATACTTCCGAAAGTAAACTGCTAAAACTTAATATGGCAATGATCGATGATGTAGCTAAAATGATCAGCGAGTTTGTTAAGGAATATAAAACTATTCCCTCGGATGACAGACCAAAAGTATTATTTGTTTTAGACAGTTTAGGTATGCTATTAACACCAACTGATGTTAATCAGTTTGAGGGTGGAGACCTTAAAGGCGATATGGGTCGTAAACCCAAGGCATTAACTGCTTTAGTTAGAAATTGTGTCAATATGTTTGGCGATTTAAATATTGGACTCGTTGCAACTAACCATACCTACGCATCACAGGATATGTTCGATCCTGACGATAAAATTTCGGGTGGTCAGGGCTTCATTTATGCAAGCTCAATCGTTGTCGCTATGCGTAAACTCAAACTCAAAGAGGATGAGGACGGCAACAAAGTCAGCGAGGTCAAAGGTATCCGTGCTGCATGTAAGGTAATGAAAACACGATATGCCAAACCTTTCGAAAGTGTACAAATCAAGATTCCTTACGAGCAAGGAATGAGCCCAACTTCTGGATTAGTAGAGTTGTTTGAAGATAAAGGAATTCTGACTAAAGATGGTAATAGCCTTAAATGTACGTTGTTTGACGGAACAGTGATTAAAAAATTCCGTAAAGCATGGGAAAGAAATGAGGATAATTGTCTGGATCTTGTGATGAAAGATATTACCAAACATCCTCACAGGGCAGAATCAACAGATGCAGCAATAACAGAAGATTCCGGGGAATAAGTTATTTACGGATACATAGCAGTTTGCAATAAATAAATTATCGAGAGAACTGCTATGTATTACATCTACGCATTAATAGATTTAAGAACTAATTTGCCTTTTTACATAGGCAAGGGATTAAAAATTAATGACAGACACCTTGACCACTTTAATGAATCTATAGAAAAAACAAGCAATAGACATAAAGTTTTTAAAATAAACTATTTAAAGAATACAGGATATGACATTCCTGTCACTATTTTAGTAGATAATATAGAAGATGAAGATTATGCATATACCATAGAAACTAGTTTTATCAAAAAATATGGTAGAGAAAATATTGATCCAACTGGTATTTTAACAAACATTTGTTTGGATAATAGACCGCCAAGTTGGAAAGGTAAAAAGCAAAGTGCAAACCATATTTTTAATAGAATAAACAGTTATAAAGAAACTTGTAAAAATATTGGTCGCAAATCTCACTCAGAAGAAACAAAAAAGAAAATTTCAAGACCGGGTAATTTAAATCCATTTTACGGAAAACATCATACATTAGAGAATAAACAAGCACATTCTAATAGGATGAAGGGTAATAAGAATAATAGCAAAGAGTATATTTTTACATCGCCGAGCGGTATTGACTATATAGTAGTAGGCGAGTTTTATAAATTTTGTAAAGAAAACAATTTAACAATTTCAACAATGGAAAAAGCATTAAGTGAAAACAAAATCCCTAGATCAGGAAAATGCAAAGGTTGGCAAATTAGGAGAAATCAAAAATGAAACAAATCACATCAGCTGATATCAAACAATATGTTAGTAACTTTTCAAGTGACTGCGAATTTGGCGGTATGTCAGAAAGTTTAGCAAAAATGGTGAATTATTTTATTAACCAGCATGAAGAGGAAAAAAAGGAAACAGTAGAATGACCATCGATGTAGATGTACTTTCAGAAGTTTACAGTATTCTAAAGCAATATATACCTAGTAAAGATCGACAAGAAGCAGCAGATACTATGATGAGTACGCTCGTAGATTTATTGGGCGATGAAGAACTTAAAGAGTTTGGAGCTACTGATACTTATACAAAACGTAGCTATGATGAATATATGGGCGATGTCGATGATCCCGACGATGAGTACGAGGAATAATGTGGTATAATCAAATAGTACAGGACATTGGTTTGATTCCTAATTTTATTCTACATTATGAAAACGAACTTAATCAGGCCAAATATGATTGTGCTGTCCGCGGCAATCTAGAAAAAAATCTTTCTAGTTTGCCCGGAATTACTGAACATAGATTTAATCAATTGCAGGAAATAGAAGCGGTACTCAACTTTCTTAATATTCAACTAAGAAAAATTAGAAAACGTCATTTTCAAAAATATTTAGAAGCCTATGCAAGAGCATTGACCAGTCGCGATGCCGAAAAATATGTTGATGGGGAAGATGAAGTTATTGATTATGAAAGTATAATTAATGAAGTCGCATTACTAAGAAATAAATGGTTAGGTTTAATGAAAGGGTTAGAAAGTAAAAATTTTATGATGGGGCATATAACCCGTTTACGTACTGCTGGAATGGAAGATATTACACTATGAAAATTGTATTAGCTACAGGGGGATTTGATCCCTTGCACTCAGGACATATAGAGTATTTAAAGGCCGCTAAAAAACTAGGCGATGTATTAATCGTGGGTTTAAACAGCGATCTTTGGTTAACAAGAAAAAAAGGTCGACCATTTATGCAATTTAGAGATCGGCAACTACTGGTAAAAAATTTAAAAATGGTTGATGGCACACTAGAATTTGATGATAGAGACGGCAGTGCTATTAATGCTATACAAAAATTACGCCTAAATTATCCCAGCGATCCGATTATATTTGTTAATGGTGGAGATAGAACTAGTGATAATATACCAGAGATGAACATTAATGATTCTAATGTAACATTTGAATTTGGTGTGGGAGGAAGCACTAAACTTACTAGTAGTAGTTGGATATTGGAAGAATGGAAAACTCCAAAAACTTTTAGACCATGGGGATACTATAGAACTTTACATACAGTAGATAAAAGTCTTAAATTAAAAGAATTAACTGTAGAGCCAAAAATGTGTCTTAGTATGCAAAGGCATAGCGAAAGATCGGAATTTTGGTTTGTGGCAGAAGGAACTGCTTCAGTATATACATTAAATACCACAAACACAGAACATGAATTTGGCTGTCATTTAAAAGCACATGAACATACATTTATCCCCAAAAATGAATGGCATATGCTGTGTAATGATACTGATAAACCACTTAAATTAGTAGAAATTCAGTATGGTGAAAACTGTATTGAAGAAGATATTATTAGAAAAGATTAATACCAAGCGGCTTTTTTGGCAGTTCTTGCTCTAATTTCTCCTACAACTACGGTCCATTGTAACAGGTTTTCTAATATTTTTTTTAGGGAATTCATAGCCATCTCCTTACTCTTTGATTGATTTCATAGTATTTGATCCAAGCTTCTAGTTCTGCTACAGATGTAGGATTTTTTTGTGCTATAAACTTTTCTACTTCTAGCTGATAACTTGTCCTGGAATCAAATAGACTTATGATCCATTTAATTGCCTTCATGATTATCCTTTTTGTAAAAGACATTAATATTTATGTTGCAACGCAACATCAAATAAGATCTTATTTAGAAATAAATAAAAAAATGTTTGACAAATAAAGACAAAGAGTCTATAATAGATAATGTTGTAGATGTATGCCTCTGTAGCTCAGTGGAAGAGCAGCGGATTTATACCCCGTAGCGCCAGATAAGCGGCAGGTCGTAGGTTCGAATC